GCGGTATAGCTATGAGAGAGTTACCACCCCCCCCCCCCACAAATACAGCGCCTACTGACAGGTCAATATGTGGGAATGTAAAAGGCACTAAGCGTTGCACTCAATACCAAAGAGAATACACGCCTGATGCGTTAATAGAATTTATAACGGAAATTTGCAGGAGAATATAATGGCAAACCCAAACAATTTAGAAAAAGCTCACAAACTAAAAGAAGAAAACAAAGCTTTAAACTTGGCGGTAGTGTATTTACATTTAAAAGATGAGCCATCTGTTGCAGTAAATCTTGCTATAAAAATGAATTTAACGCCAGCCATTATTACGGAATACTGTAAACATCTTGAAGCTGAAGGCTATTTGTGGTCTGAATTTATAACAGAAGGAAGAGCTAGGTCAAAACTGTATCACACAACAGAAAAAGATAATTTCCCATGGCCTAAGCAATGTAAAGATTTAACAAATTTAAAAAAAGCATACTTTGACGCTAATTATCCTGGCATACATCAAGCATTAAAAGATGCAATTTATGAAGGTCGCATTAATCCTGATATTATTAGGTCACACAAAGAGTTAGACACAGACCACTGGGTAATACCTAAGAAAGACAATTCAAAATATAAAGCTAACTTTCAATCAAGCTTAAGTGGGGAATACAGTGCCTAACTACAGGAATCGGAAATTATTGGAATTATGTCGTGAGATACCTTGTCAATCATGTGGCGCTATGGACGGCACAGTATGTGCAGCACACTCTAACCAGTTGCGTGATGGCAAAGGCACAGGAATTAAGGCCAGCGATGCTATGGTGGCTGCTATGTGCGCTAGATGCCATTTTGAGCTGGACAACGGGATGGCGTTAAACAAGCAAGACCGTAGAGATATGTGGGATTTGGCTCACAGGATGACTATGCAATACTTTATTGAGCATGATATGCTGGTGGTCAAATGATTAAACTTACACTGCCATGGCCTCCAAGCACTAACCACTCCCACCATTACGGAGGCAAGCGTAAGTTCTTAAGCAAGCCTACACAAAAGTTTAGAGAGGCTGTGCAAGACATAGTTGTAGACGCTAAAGCTAAGATAGAGGGAAGGCTGGCTGTGTTCTACGCTTTCTATCCACCAGACCGTAGGCGCAGAGATATAGCTAACTACGAAAAGCAAGCCACAGACGCATTACAAGCTGCTGGTGTGTTCTTAGACGATGAGCAGATAGACTTCATTTGGCTAGTGCGTAGGCACATTGTTAAGGAAGGTATGTGTAAGGTTGTCATTGTGCCATACACCGAGGTACACCAAATGCTAGAAAAATACGAGGATTACATTTAATGGAACTAGGTAGAGTAATATATTATTTAGATATGTGGCGTGAATACATGAAGTCAGACAACAACAAGCTAGGCTACAAGTCTAGATCATCTGGCTTTCATACAGGAGGCGTACATTCGTTTGATGACATAGCTGACGAGGTAGACAACCACAGCGTAAGAGTAGTGGACAAGGTGATAGATGATCTGCCAGCTTTTCAGCGTAACGCTATCTATGTGATCTACCTGGGCCAAAAGACAATGATGGACATGAAGGTATTAGATCGCTATTACGATAATGCTATGGCTATGTTGCAGCAAAAACTGACAGAAAAAAACCTATATTAAATACTACTTGACAAACGAGCCATTTTGTGGTAATATACGACCTGCTGGTATAGTTGCGTCTATATGATTCATATACCAAGCTTTAACCTAATCTCCGTTGGGTTCGGACTCTCCTAAAGACAGAGTCCATTTTTTTGGGTGAAAGCTATGCAAGTAACCCATCTATTAGAGGACACCTATATGCCATGGACAGAAAAACAGCACAGACTATTTCAAGCTGCCGCTCATGATCCGTCTATAGCAAAGCGTGTAGGGATCCCACAAAGGAAAGCAAGAATGATGGCTTCAGAGGGCGTAAAGAAAGACCCTAAGAAGTTAGCGGCTGCTCTCATGAAATAATAATTTATTCAATAACATATAGGTTGACTTAAATGGCTAATACCAAGAACACTCTTGGAGGAGCGCCTAAAGGTAATCAGAACGCTGTAAAAGGCAAGATGTGGTCTGACGCTCTCCGAAAAGAAATCATACAAAACGACCAGCTCACCAAACTTGTTAAATCACTAATAGACAAAGCGCTAGATGGTGACATGGCAGCGTTAAAAGAGATCGGTGATCGCTTAGAGGGCAGACCAGTTCAATCAGTAGAGCAAACAACACAACTGACTGCTGATGTTGAAGTCTACGCATGGCAAGAATAATACCTTATAAGCCCAGGGAAGCGTTCCAACCATTACACACTAGCAACAAGCGATGGAAGGTTGTAGTAGCTCATCGTAGGGCAGGTAAGACAGTAGCCTGTGTCAACCAGCTTATCAAAGAAGCTGTGATGAGCAAGCGTAATGACTTTCGTGCAGCATACATAGCGCCGTTCTATAAACAGGCCAAGTCTGTAGCCTGGGACTACTTTAAATACTTTACTAGGGTAATTGATGGCATCGTCATTAATGAGTCAGAGCTACGCATTGATTTTAAGAACGGTGCAAGAATTCAGCTTTTTGGTGCTGATAATGCTGACAGCCTTCGTGGTCTTTACCTTGATAGTATCGTCTGTGATGAGTATGGTGATTGGAGGGCTAATGTATTCCAGTACATCATCCGTCCTGCATTGGCTGATAGACAAGGTAAAGCGGTAATCATTGGAACGCCTAAAGGCCGTAACGCCTTCTGGGAAACATACGACAGAGCTACGCACAGTGATGAGTGGCTAGCCCTAAAGATAACAGTAGACGATTCAGGCATATTGCCACAGTCTGAAATAGATTCGCTTAAGTCTGAACTATCTGAGGATGCTTGGCGTCAAGAGATGGAGTGTGACTTTGATGCTGCATTGCCTGGTGCAATATGGGGTCGTGAGTTATACCAAGCAGAGCAAGATGGACGCATAACTGGCGTAGAGTATGATGAGTTTGCCCCTGTGTATACAGCATGGGACTTAGGCTACTCAGACGATACTGCGGTGTTCACCTATCAGGTGATACAAGGTGAGGTTCACTTCATTGACTACTACGCTGCTAGTGGCAAGTCTATTGATCACTATGCTGCACACATACTAAGCAAGCCTTATAAATACAAGACGCACTTCTTACCACACGATGCTAGAGCTAAAACCTTAGCCTCTGGTGGTAAATCAGTCATTGAGATGTTGGCCGAACACTTGAGCATAACTAAGATGGCAATCACACCTAGCCTATCACTACATGATGGCATACAGGCGGTAAGACAAATGATGCCTAAAGCATGGTTTGATAAAGAGCGTTGTTATGATGGCCTAGAGGCTCTCAAACAGTATCAGCGTGAGTGGGATGATGACAAGAAAATGTTTAGGGATAAGCCTAGGCACGATTGGACATCTCATGCGGCAGATGCTATGCGTTATGCTGCTATTAACTGGCGTGAAGAACACAAGCCTGTAATAGAAGACAAACCAATTAGAGGCATTATGGTCGGACAAACCGATGTCACATTAGACGAACTATGGGCCACACAGCCTAAACAACCTAAAAGGATTTAAATATGAACTCAGTAATTACTGGTGGCTACAAGCTAATCACAGCGACAGGCAATGTAAGCCCAATAGGCACAGACCTACTAGGCATATTCGTATCTGCTGCGTCTAGCACACCTACAATCACTATCTACGATTCAGCTACTACAACTACAACAGCTAAGGTGATTGATACATTTACACCAGTGGCTGCTACCTATTACACAATCCCAGCGTCAGTAGCAAGTGGCTTATACATTGTTATTAGCGGCACAGTAAGCGCAACTGTATTCTTCGGTTAAGGATAACTCATGGCTAAGGTTTCGCAAATAATGTCAGAGGTACAAACATACCTTGATATGTTTAGCCAGTACGACAAGGAGTTTGCTAAGTGGGAAGGTCGTGTAGAGAAGATTCTCAAACGCTACCGTGATGACCGTACAACAACTACGGCTCAATCTCACTACAACATCTTGTGGGCTAATGTACAAACTCTGAAGGCTGCAACCTTTAGCCGTATGCCTAAACCCGATGTATCACGCAGACACAAGGACAGTGATCCTGTTGCCCGGGTTGCGTCTATGCTGCTAGAGCGTGCCTTAGACTTTGAGATCAGCAATACAGAGGACTTCTTCCACGCTCTTAACTCATGCGTCTACGATCGTTTCCTAGGTGGTCGTGGTACATCATGGATCCGTTACGAGCCAATCATTGAAACAGATGACACCTTCGTGTCTGAAGACGAGCTAGACAGCGATTCTGTATCTGAATATTTAGACATTGAGCAAACCCCGGTAGATTATGTGCATTGGCGTGACTTTGGTCATAACTCTGCTAGGACATGGGATGAGGTGTCTTGTGTATGGCGTAAAGTCTACATGACTCGCCAAATGCTTAAAGAGCGTTTCCCTGAAGACAAGTTTGATGACTTGTGGAAAAGAATACCGTTAGACGCTTCACCTGATGAGCCTCGCACTAAGATGACTGAGGGTGTTACTAAGCGTGGTCTAATCTACGAGGTATGGGACAAAGAAGAGAAGTGC